GTGAAGGGTGTCGAGGGGTTCAACCGCTCGAGCCCGGTGTCGGGACCAACCTTCGTCGACGCGACCGAGGGCGGAAAACGCCTGCGGCGCGGCGCACGCCTCTGGACCGTGGCGGTGTCGACCTTCAAGGCCGAGACATACCGCTTCCTGCGGCTGGCGCGCCCGACCGAGGAGGACATGGCCGACGGTGCCGCGTTCCCGCCCGGCTCGGTGCATCTGCCGCACTGGGTCGAGAACGAATGGCTGAAGCAGGTCGTGGCCGAGCAGCTGGTGACGGTGCGCACGAAACGCGGCTTCGCCCGGCTGGAATGGCAGAAGCTGCGCGAGCGCAACGAGGCGCTGGACTGCCGGGTCTATGCCCGCGCCGCCGCCTGGATCGCGGGCGCGGACCGCTGGTCCGAGGAGAAATGGCGCGACCTCGAGGATCAGCTCGGGGCCGCCCCCACCCACAGCGATCCCGCTGGACAGATCAACCGGCCGGGACAGACCCCGCAGGGCAAGCGCCGCTCCGACTGGCTCGGACGGCGCGGAGGATGGTTCTGACATGGTGAGGACCGGTCCGCGCAGCGGACGCGAGGCTCCAGTGGAGCGTCGCGAGGGAACGAACGCACTGAGCGGGAGCGAAGGGCATGGACTGGACGGAAACCGAGCTCTCGGCGCTGCGCCGGGCCTACGCCAGCGGCACGACGCGGGTCAGCTATGACGGCAAGTCCGTGGATTACGGCTCGGCCGAGGACCTGCTCGCCCGCATCCGCACCATCGAGCGCGCCATCGCGGGCGTCAGCCGCCCGCTGTCCGTGGCGGGGCTGGCGGGTTTCTCGCGCGGGGACCGATGATGTCGGCAAACTGGTTCGACCATGCCATCGCCACGGTGGCACCGCGCATGGCGGCCCGCCGCGTGATGGCGCGACAAGCCTTCGAGACGCTGACGCGGGGCTATGACGGCGCGGCACGCGGGCGGCGGACCGAGGGCTGGCGCGCGCCGGGATCCTCCGCCGACAGCGAGATCGGCGTGGCCGGGGCGCTCTTGCGCGACCGGATGCGAGATCTGGTGCGCAATAATCCGCATGCCGCCAAAGCCGTGGCTGTGCTGGTGAACAACATCATCGGTTCGGGCATCATGCCGCGCGCCGCCAGTGGCGACGACACGCTCGACCGGAAGGTCGACGCGCTGTTTGAGCGCTGGACGGCGGAGTGCGACGCCGATGGCCAACTCGACTTCTACGGGCTGCAGACGCTGATCTGCCGCGAGATGGTCGAGGCGGGCGAAGTCCTGGTGCGGCGCAGGTTGCGCCGGTCGTCGGACGGTTTGCCGGTGCCGCTGCAATTGCAGGTGCTCGAGGCCGACTTTCTGGATGCCACCAAGTCCAGCAACGTCGGCGCTGGCCGTATCGTGCAGGGCATCGAGTTCGACCCGGTTGGCAAGCGTCGCGCCTATTGGCTGCATCCCGAACACCCCGGCGATGCACATGGTGCCTTGCGCGGCGGGCTCGACAGCCGCCCGGTTCCCGCGACCGAGATCGCCCATGTCTATGAAAAACAGCGCACGCAGGCGCGTGGCGTGCCGTGGGGCGCGCCGGTGATCCGGTCCCTGCGCGACCTTGACGACTATGAGGTGGCCGAACTGGTCCGCAAGAAGACTGAGGCCTGCGTCACCGCCATCGTCTTCGGTGACGATGAATCCCAGCAGGGCATCGCGCCCGCCGTGGTCGATGCCGACGGCAACCGGGTCGAGCAGTTCGAGCCGGGGCTGATTGCCTATGCCCGGGGTGGCAAGGACATCCGCTTCAACCAGCCGTCGGCCACCGGCGGCTACGGCGAGTACAAACGGGCCAGCTTGCACACGATCTCGTCCGGGTTCCGGGTGCCCTACGAGCTGCTGACCGGCGATCTCAGCCAGGTCAACTATTCCTCGATCCGGGCCGGGCTCGTCGAGTTCCGCCGCATGATCGATGCCGTGCAGTGGCAGCTCTTCATCCCGATGCTCTGCGCGCCGGTCTGGCGCTGGTTCACCGAGGCTGCATGGGCAGCGGGGCATATTCCGACGCCGGACGTACCGGTGGAATGGTCGCCGCCGAAGTTCGACGCGGTCGATCCCTACAAGGATGCGATGGCCGACCTGCTTGCGATCCGGACCGGCACCATGACGCTGGCGCAGGCCATCGCGCGGCAGGGCCACAACCCGGACGCGGTGCTGGCGGAAATCGCCGCGACCAATGCCAAGCTCGACGGCCTCGGCCTCGTGCTCGACAGCGATCCGCGGCGCGTCACCAAGACCGGCAGCGCCCAGACCAGCGATCCGGCCAGTGACCTGGCCGCCCCCGCATCCGAAACAGAGAAGGATTAGGGCCATGCCCGACACGATGATGGCGGCCCCGGTCGCCCTGCCGATGCAGCTGCGGCGCGCGCCGATCCTGCCCGCGACCGTCAACGCTGAGGCGCGCTCCGTCGATGTCGTCTTTACCACCGGCGCGGCCGTCCGGCGGCGGCGCTGGACCGGCTGGGACACCTCAGTGCCCTTCGACGAGATCCTCGAGGTGAGCGAACGGGCGGTGGATCTGACCCGCCTCAATGCCGGGGCCCCTGCGCTCGACAGCCATTCGGTCTGGTCCTCACATTCTCAAGTCGGCGTCGTCGAACGCGCCTGGATCGAGGGCAAGGAAGGCAAGGCCACCATCCGTTTCCCCCGCGAGGGCCTGGACCAGGCCGCCGACCGCATGTTCGGCCTGATCAGTGACGGCATCATCCGCAACGTCTCGGTCGGCTATTCCATCGAGCGGGTGAAGGTGGTCGAGCCCGCAGCGAAAGGCGAGGTCGAGCAGCGCATCGTCGAGCGCTGGACCCCGCTCGAGGTCAGCTTCGTGACCGTTCCCGCCGATCCCCGCGCGCAGGTCCGCGCCGCCGATCAGGCCAGTTATCCCGTCGAGATCGTCGACACCCGCATGCAAAAGGAGGCATCCATGCCTGAGAGCACGACCACCGTGGCCGGGGATGTCCCCGCCAGCCATGAGACCCGCCAGCAGTCCGTCGCGGCCCCGGCGAACCCCGAGCCGACCGGCGCCCGCATGCCGGATGCGCCCGCCGCGCCCGACAGCGAGGCCATCGCGACCCGTGCCCGCGAGGCCGAGCGTGACCGCGTCTCGACCATCTACGATCTGGCCGGGCGGCTGAACCTCGAGCGCAGCTTCGCGGAGGATCTCGTGAAACGCGGGGTCAGCATGGACGAATCCCGCCGCCTGATCCTCGACCAGGTCGCGGCAAAGTCCGACGAGACCCGGACCTTTCCGCATGTCTCCGTCCCGCTCGGCGGCCGGGACGAGCGCATCACCCGCCGCGACGCCGTGGCGAATGCGCTGCTGCACCGCTACAGCCCGACGCTGTTCCCGCTCGAGGACGCCGCACGCCAGTATCGCGGCATGACCCTGCTGGAACTCGCCCGCGAAAGCCTCGGCAATGCCAGGGTGAACACGCGGGGCCTGTCGCGCGACGAGGTGGCGACGCGGGCGCTGCATTCGACCTCGGACTTTCCCGAGATCCTGTCGGCCGTCACCAACAAGACCCTGCGGCAGGCCTATGACGCCTATCCCCGGACTTTCACGCTCTTCTGCCGCCAGGTGCTGGCAACCGACTTCAAGTCGATGCACCGCGTCCAGCTGGGCGAGGCCCCGCAACTGCTGGAAGTGGGCGAAAGCGGCGAGTTCAAGCGCGGCACGCTCGGCGAGAGCAAGGAAAGCTACAAGGTCAAGACCTATGGCCGGGTCGTGGCCATCACCCGGCAGGTGCTGATCAACGACGATCTCGACGCCTTCACCCGGATCCCCGCGATGTACGGCCATTCCATCGCCCAGCTGGAGTCGGACGTGGTCTGGGGCATCATCACCGCCAACCCGGCCATGGCCGACGGCAACGCGCTGTTCCACACCACGCACAAGAACCTCGCAGGCACCGGCGCGGCGCTGGATGTGGCCAGCGTCGGCGCGGCGCGGGCGGCGATGGCGCTGCAGACGGGCCTCGACAAGAAGACGGTGCTGAACATCCGGCCCGCTTTCCTGATCGTGCCTGCGGCCCTCGAACTGAAGGCCGAGCAGCTGGTGGCCCAGAACCTCGTCCCCGCCGACAGCGCCAAGGTGGTGCCGCAGTCGATCCGGACCCTCTCGCCCATCAGCGAGCCGCGCCTTGACGCCGCCAGCGCCACCGCCTGGTATCTGGCGGCCTCGCCCAACCAGATCGACACCATCGAGTATGCCTATCTCGAGGGTCAGCAGGGCGCCTATATCGAGACCCGCAACGGCTTCGACGTCGACGGCGTCGAGATCAAGTGTTGCCTCGACTTCGGCGCCAAGGCCATCGACTGGCGCGGCCTCTACAAGAACCCGGGCGCGTAAGG